CACCGATTTAACGATGATAAAGGAAAGAACACAAAGGTCCTTGGACCTTTGAACTTTCAAACTGGAATTCCAGTTAAGATTGTTCATTTTAAATATATATTGATTTGTGTGTTAGGGTAACCCCCCAAGTCTATTTCAAACTTGAAGGATTCCATTTTAGCCACTATGTCATCTGGCAATGGTGCCAGAAACTCCCCCCACTCTACAGGATCTCTTTTCCTGTACCAGTAAGTGCCCTTGTGATAGGCTACTTGAATTGGATACAGTAAGAAATTCGTGTCTGTGTGAGTGCGGATCGCTTGGACATCTTCCTTAGTCCTAATTGTGATTCTCTTTCCTGACAACTTATACTTAACAGTTGCAGGCGATGGTTCCACATTGGTTTCAGGGGTTTCATTTGTTGTTACATGTTGAGATTCAGAAATGGATTGAGATGTGTGGATGGATGCTTCACCTGAGTCGAAAACTTCTTCTTGAACGCGCTGGTCAGCGATTAACGCCATATCAAGAGCATCATTCAGTTTAAAGTCACGACTTCATTCTCAGCACCGGAAATTACGATATCAAAGAATAGAGTAAGTTTCGATTTCTTGGAGCAGTATGCATAGAGATAAGCGGTTGAGAGATCAGAAGGTATCGGATGAATCTGAGTCGAAAGATCGTTCTTTGGAACAACACTGACCAATTTCTTTTCACCATAGTTACTAGAGTTGGACATGAACCAGAAGCTTTCCCGTTTACCAGCCAAACTTTCCTGAGTTTGGACACCAGCGGTTTTAAAAGCGACTATGGCTTCTTGCTTTGAGTCCGTCGTTCTGAAGGTAAGTGTCAAACTTTTCAACGAAACGTTTCCATTTTGGTAAGCGTCGCCGAGATACTTGATCAACGGCAAATCATACGGTTTGTCTTCCGGGACAAGAACCTCAATGGTTTTGGTGTAACCAGGATCCGGAATTGGCACCTTCGGTGCAGGAGCCGGGGCAGTGAGAGCTACTGTTTCTTTCTCAGACATGATCGATTTTCACCTAGCTGAATGTTTAATTCGCATACATGGCCTGTAAAGCCGTGGCTGCGGCAGAAACAGCCGACTCATAAAGAACCTCGCCGGCACTCGTCGAGCTTGGGGTATCTAAGTAATTGGAAGCAAGGTCACTATCAAGGAAAAGGTCATATGGGCGATCGTCATGTATTTCGCCGTCGATTCTGAGAATGGACCAGTCCAAATGTGCTTTCACGCCTTCTTTGCGCAAATTGAACATTATTCTGGTCATGATTTGGTGAGCCTCGAGTTCATCTTCGTCAAGGTATTGGAGCTTCTCCCCTTTCGCGTAGTTAAACGCCCAAAGGTGGAAATATCCATCGATGATTTGAGTTGCCTCTCCTCTTGAAAGTCGCGCAAGAAAGCGTTTGAGCAAGATGATGGGGTCCTTGAATAAGGTCCTCCTCTTGACTATGAAGGACACAAAGTCTCCGCGCATGGACTCATATCGCTTGTCGATACTGGGGTCCTGATTTTGGACTTGGAGATACTCCAGCGTTAGCTGCCCGTAGCGACGACGCTTGATGTCATCACCACCGTTTGCCATAGGCAAGCCAGGGGGTAGCCCATATCGAGCGCACTCTCTGGCCGCTGAGCTGCCAGAATTAATCAGGTAGGTCCAAATCTCGCCACTGTCCGTCATGAGAGCCATGATTTTGCGCCCGAGTTGCTTGTTCATTTTGTCAGCGATGAACTCGGTCACAAAGTCTTCTGGAATGCCAAACCAACGCATCAGATGTGAAAAGAAAACGACAGCCCAGCCTTGAACAGCTTGGTCTTGTGCTTTCTGATCATTCATGTGGTACATCTCATCCTCAGCGAAGTGCCTTGCCACCCAGGCCTCCAGCTCTTCGGGCGTTTTCCGCGCATGCAAGTGCCAGTAGTCAGGTTTGTTCCGCATTATCATCTCAAGGAGATATATGCCAAAGGGACCATGCTTGAACGTGTAAGCGTCGCTATGGATCACCACTGGTTGCCCAGGTTTAGCGGCCCCGGCGATGCGATCCTTCAATTTCCACTGTCCTTTCATTGTTAGGACCAAGTTGAAATCTGGATCCGCGCGGTTGAGAGATTGCTTCTTAAGCGCTTGCGAGCGCTCACCCCGACGAACTTGAAATGCTATGATTGACTTGTGATACAATAATTCATCAAACGGAACGGGTGAATGCCAACCCAAATAATGGCGAAAAGCCTCCCAGCATAAATTGCCGAAAGGTCTTTGATCCTCCATCATCCGCTCATTGTCTGCAACAGTCGAATAGTTAATCCGTTGTTTTATCGCAGCCAAAAACGTTGCATTGTCGTTGCTCCGCTGTTCAAGTCCCCAGTTCATCATTATTGGATTGAATAGCAAAGGATTCTCTGAGTCCGGGACGCCCGACAACTTCCTCAAGACGTTGCGCTGACGCTCTCTTTTGTTGCGGCCTTCAGCCTTATCCACCAAGGCTCGCATTTGCTCTACTGCATCACGTCGTCTCTGTGGGGTGTCAGGTAGCTGAACGCTGTACTCCTTCATGAACAGCTCGTTCGCGTAGCGTTCTTTCACCGCTGAGTTATGGAACTCCTCAAACTCGCCTCTGCTCGCCTCTGGTACATGTGTCTTCATCCTATATTCTGGAGCTTGATACTCTGGCGCGGTCGTTTCCGGCTCGTCGTACTCCTCCATTGGCTCTATGAAATTCCTGAATTGGGGTTGGTCTATATAGGCTTCCTCATGCTCCGAAATTCGCGCGCCCGAACGCTTGTGATCATCAGGATCGATGAAGTTTTGCAACAATTCTTCAGGCCAGAAATCTTTGACGAAAGCCCAATTTCGCAGCTTTGAAGGTGGCCCACTAAGGACTTGTTTCATGCTAGCTGGTATTGGGAAAGTGATGTCATAGATGGACACGGTATGTTCCTTGTTCCAGCGCACCGGAACCCCTTCTTTGTAGCGATAGCGGTACCATTCGAGTTCTCGGAAAATTGGATGTGCATCACAAATCGCCTCGGTCCGGCCATTCGGCACCCACTTGTAGACGAAGAGGATGTGCTGAGCACGCGTCATAGCTGTGTAAATCAACCTAGGATCCCCCATCTGCATCACCTTCTCATCGACCTCGATGATGGAGAAAGGATACTCCAAGCCCACGGAACCAGCAAAGGTATTGTTTTCACCCCCACGCAACTGCTCCGCCCAAGAGGTAGCCACGTGTGAGGCATAGAACTCTCCTCTGTGTTTCCAGAGCGATAGGATGGTTTGCTTGTCCAGCCTCGGAAAGTACTTCTCAAGATCCTTCGGTTCCTGAGGCATGACTTGCGAGAAATGAACGCTCGTGCTCTTGCCATTGAAGTTCGGCATTCGGAAGAAATCCGCGCAAGCGGTTGGCCTCCACGTGCCGATGAGATAACGATCGGCGTATTTCATGTAGAACTCCAACTCTCCCAACAGATCCGTCCTATTCAACAGACAGTCGGAATTTGGTTCATGCCACGAGGATTGCCATGGATCTCCAAGGAATATGTGATACCTGCAAGACGGGTTGAGGATATGGAAGAGAGCCATGTAACCTTTAGGGAAGCGGTTCTCGTCAGTCACTACCAGATTGGCGGCAGCAGCAGTAGCTATGGCCTTCTCGAAAGTGAGAACACTGGTTCCTGGTAGCTTCGAACCATTGACGACGCCCAAAGCATCTAGGCCATCCTTCCAGGATTGGGCAAGGACGCTAGTCGGCTCTATGACCACGAAGTCCCCAACGCGCCTGTATGGGGTCAACTCCCTCTTCAGCCTCGACGATTTCCTGCAGCCAGGTTGGCCTGGTATGACCGCCATGTACTTCTTGGTTCTGACAGGCACGTCACAGGAAGCCAACCATTCTTGGAGTGAAGCTTCGTTCAATGGGATGCCTAGCAGGCCAGTTGTTCTAGCCAAAAGCGCTCGGACATATTCTGCGCCGCGACTGCCTTCGGGTTCCCACTCATGCCAGGTCAACGCTGGCCACTTGTTCAGACTACGAATTAAATTCATCTGATCAGGAGTACCCAGGATCCTAGGCACTGCTGGTTTTCGAATCACTAGCCCAGGTGTTTTACTCACGCTCTTGATGTGCGTGCCGTTCCAGGAAAGCTTCAGTTCGAACCTCGAATCACTGACCCCATAGTGGTCAAGGATCATGCCTCTCTCATCGACCACGATGACCTTGAGCCCAAAGTGTAGGGCGAAAGGCCAGATGCATTTGTGACTCAAGTATCCAGTGCTATGAATCTCCGAAACGGGATAGAAAGCCAACATTGTGCAAAAAACGTCCTCAACACTCTTCCCAGATGCGGTGGCCAACGCCACAAGCAGGCAGTCATCCGTTGGATATGAGACTGTCGGGTACTCCACGATATCAGAGTATGGATTCGCGCTAAACCTTTTGTCGATGGTTTGCGGGTACTTTTGGTTCCACAAAGTGGAACGGATTGCTTGGCCTAGGTAGAAATTGATCTTTGCCTCTTTAGGGCGGCGGCCGTATTTATTCTCCCAGGCCAACTGCCTTTCAGCATGAGACTTCGGAATATGCGATACCTCTTTGTCGGGTATGGTTATGTAGTGCGGCTCAACAGCCGTGTGAACCTCCATATTGAGTTTAGCTTCTCTTTTAAGCTTCTCAAGGTCAGGTTGTTCGAGCGTACGCGTGCCTTTCGCGTCGCCCTCTGGTGAACCTCTACGAAGAACACCCCTCGCCAACACCCCTAACAAGGATCTACGCAGGTCGGTATTCGCCTCGGAGGTTTGCTCTAAAGCATGCCTTGCCTCGCAGAAATTGACGTATGACTGGTAACCCTGCCATCCGCCCATCTGCTTGAAGTCGCTAACTTCGAGGCAGTCGTCGCAATGACGTTTTTCCTCCACGAGATCCAAGTCCACCTCCTTGCCTTTGAATGATTCTTCTGTGCCAACCTCAGTACTAGATACCGTTTCGTCTGGGTCATCCATGTACTCCAGGCTATAATAGCTGTCGGAATCTGAACCCGTTGCCATGTTTGGATAATCGAAATCACCCGGTTCATCGGGTGGCAACGGAATGAGATGCGGAGGTCTAGGCGGCAGCGGCGGCGGTTCGAAATTACGAACCGGCGCCAAAATCTGCCTCCTGATAGGAACGAATGGTCTGACAAACTCCTTCTTCTCAAAGATCTTCAGGAAGTCGCGTGCCTGCCCATGCTTGATCATGTCAACTCCCCAGACTGTGCGATTCCATGTGGTATTTGCCAAGAATGGGAAACGGACTTTCCCCCATGCTAAATCGACATCGTTTGAGACGTTGCGGCAGCCCAGCTTGGTCGCCCAAGCTGACACGAAAGTCTTCATTCGGTGCCAGAAATCCGCCCCCGGATCTGCTCCAATGTCCCAACTAATGCCATACCCATGGAAAGCGTCTGAACCTTCGACCACCACGTCTATGGTTGGCCAAATATACAGAGGGTCTCTGTGATTGATCAGCGCTCGGTTGCGGTTAGCATATCTGAGAGCAAAGACCGATTGATATTTCCGGACCAAGTGACCCACTGTCTTGTAGTACAGCTCCTCACGAGCAGATGAATAGTTCTTCGGCTGGAGATCAGCTGTCACCGTGACATTCGCAGCGTGCATGACGACTTTGATTAGCCATGCTTGATCACCGATCGGGAAGTACCTGTTGCTATCAGCGTGAAATTGTCGCAATTTGGCCCACTGGTTTTTCTCATCGGTGCCGACCAGCACTTTGGCGTATTGAAGCATCTTGACGTAATACTCCACAGGGACCGGCGCCGTCTTCGGTTGACCCCGGAAAAGCTTAGGCAAAGGCATCATGACAGCCTCTTTCTCTGCAAGGAATGCGGGTGAATCAACCTCATAAGCATAGAACACCTGTAGACGATGATGCAATTTCTTCGCCACCACACCGCCTTTCCAGACGGCTGAACCATCTTTCTGAGTAACGCTTCGGAGCAAGGTCATGGTCGGATCGAAGGGTTGTATGTACATTCCACCTTCATCACCTTCAGCAATGTAGAGTAGCATCGGCCCAGTCTTGGTCTGTTTGACACGCCAGTCGACCAGCTCGGGATAAGGAGATGTCTCAAACTCCAAAGCTAGGAGCGGGAATATGTTCGACGTCGTCATGACCCTAAGCCCAGGGTTCCTGTTTTTAATGTGCAACATGAACTCGGGACTGAGGTAATGTCCAGACTCATCGAAGTGGACCCCAGGAGTGTCGATCTCAGGAAGATCCCAAACAGTATCAGCCACTGTGCCGGTACCGGCATATCGCCCAATGTCTTTATGATCGACTATGGTGTTGACATGTTTCAGGACGTAAGTCCCCTCACCATACAGGCGAGTGACTTCCCTGGAGACCATCTCGAAGTGTTCGAGTTTCATGCCCACGAAGGTTGTATCGCATTTGATGTACTTTGGTAACTCAACCATATATATCCAACGTCTAATCCCTGCATGAATTGCATGCGGGTGAGGGATGACATTGAACTTCGACCATGGTAGTGATAGAGGTTCCATGAAGTGTTGCAACTCAACCTTGACGTGATACGGGAACAGCTTGCTCATATTTTCGACTCCATCTCTGATAAGCGGTTGAACGAGGCGTTCCACACCACCACGCATCTCCGGGGAACTGAACTGCCTCATCGCATCATCGAGCGCCGGTACCGCCGGGGCTCCAACTAGCTTGGTACGATAGCCCTCCAAGGTAACAACCCAGTCGGAGAAAGTGTCGATGCCCTCTTTTGCATTGGCGAAAGCACCGTTCTTGTAGCGGTTGCGCCCGATGTTCTTGACGTGGATGTCACCATCGGCCTGAACCTCCCAAGAGACTACCATCGCTTTGGCGTTTTCTGGGAGTCCATGAATGAAATCGATAATGGTGTCCACAGTGACGTTAGTATCATCATCATCGATCAAGCCGGGAGCGAAATAAGAGACGCCGAGATTCTTCCAACACGAGCCAGAGCCTCGAACGTAGACTGGTTCCTCAGCACCGGCCTCTGCAGGTTCCACCTCAAAATGATTGAGGGGTGTGAAAAGTTCAGCAAAACCTTCCTCGAATACATCATCCCAATCATCAGCGCCAACCTTGCGGTAACGTCCCTGATCAGAATTGAGGATTCGCCATTGTAAAGCTGAAGGCCAACCCTTCTTGCGAAGAACGTGGCAACCAGAACCTACAAAGAGGATCTTCGTACCACGAGGTATGATACCTTGAGCAGAGAAGTAAATATCCACCTCCCCAATTAAAGGGCGGTAGCCCAGGAGTTGCTTCGCTTCAGGTCGTAAGACTTTCGGAACGTTCTTGAGATAACACAAACCCTGCTGTTTGGCCCACTTGCGCTTACCCCCAGCGCGCTTCTTCGGTTTCGGCATTTCAGCGTTTGACGCCATATCATGTGTCGAATTCGAAGGAGTTTGAACGGTTTCAGCGTTTAACGCCATATCACGCCGTTCCTTGGTGAGGATAAATCCTCGGATGAGAGCCCCAAACTGCCCGGGCACGACGACCCAATGGTCGTCGCTAGCAGCCCGAACGCCCTTCGGAGCATAGATGAGCATTTCAGCGATTTCAAGCCAACGGAGTCTCTCAGCGGCATCCTGCCTTTCTTGACAAGGGTGACCATCGAGGTCCTCAATTGTGAGATTATGATTGCACTCTGCGCAGATCACAAGATCACCAGATTCTAGAGTTTCAGCCATTTGGGATCTCTCCCATTTGAGCATCGACTCGTACTCCCCATACCAGATGTTCTCACGTGCTAGCACACCGGATTCAGTCTTACTCGTCTTTGAAATTGTTTCAGCACAACCTTCGCACCGCAAAGATTCGTACTTGCCTAAGGACACTATAGGTCCATGACAGTACAAGTGCCACTTGTTGTAGGTGTTCAAACCACAACGCGCAGCGTGTCCGGCCGGCCGGATGAAACAACGACATTGAGAGCAAAACCGTTTCCGGCGACCAGCGCCATTAATCGGTTGCATCGTATGGTTAACGATACAATAGAATGAGAA